ACCCGAGGGCTCCTGAAGTGGAGACTCGGACAATGATTGATGTGAGTAAGTTAGAGGAGGTGTTAGCTGTGTGGAGAAAGGGAGTCACTCAAGTAAAGATGCAATGTGGTGTCAATTATAGATCGAAGATGGTAATTGGAAGTGTAGAACGATGTATCGATGACATTGAGATAGTTATATCTCTTTTCGCAGAGAAGGATGGTGTGAAATGAAGTTACTACACATCAAAGATGAATGTTGCCCTGAATGTGGTTCTACTATTGTTGTGAAAGAAGGCTGTACTAACGATATCCAGAGGCTCATCGACACCTCTCTTTCGGCAGAGAAGGATGGAGAATCTAAAGTATGAGTATCAAATTACAAGTTGGAATGTGGGGACAACTTAGGGATGGTCGGTATACGGATGGGGCGTTTTATACGATTGAGAAGGCGTCATATCCTTATTGTTCTACAGTAGAGGGAGAAGGGTTGTCGTGGAGAGAAAATGGCACATATGATGTGACTCGTCATACCGACCCATACGACATTGTAGCGATCTTTCCTGATGATCCACGCCCCAACCCCTCTCCTTCTTTTGCAGAGAAGGATGAAACTCTAGATATGATCTTGATTGATATCTATGAGGCTAGTGAGAAGCTAACCAAGATTCTCAAGACGATGGAAAGTGAGATCAATGAGCTATCGCATAAGCCTCTCGCTGAGATGGGAATCTCTGAGAAGATTCGATGGGCTCAGTTGATGAAGAGTGGTGTGAAGTTCTATACACGAAAGATTGAGGAGTGAACTAATGACTGTCAAAATGTTTGAAGGCTGTTGGGGGAATACGAGAGAAGGTGAGATCAAGGGTCCATATACAGAGAAAAAGAATGTAAGGTATCCAAGGCATTGTTGGTTTGCCCCTGAGGACGACGTAACTGACGCTGTCACTGAAGAAGGGTTTGTTGATTACGGGGATGATGGTGACAATGACATCATTGAAGTCTACCCCTCTGATCCCCGAGTGAAGTCTACACCGATTGTTGAAAGGAATGATCTAATGAAACTACAACCGATTGAAACTGCTCCTAAGGATGGAACTTTCATTCTACTCTTTGGTGAGAGTGGATTTCGTGGCACTCCTCTTCGATGTCAAGTAGGTTATTACGAGAAGGGTCGAAACGATCATTGGCGTACTCACGATGGAGACTCGTTTCTAGATGATGGTGGTCCCCCTATTTATTGGATGCCACTCCCTGAGGCTCCTAAGATCATCACTCTTCCTGATTGGGTGCCTGAAGGATGGTGGGTAGCTACTAATGAGAATAATCACATCGCTCTGTATTTGGATAAACCAAGGTTAGAGAAAGAGAGAGGTGAAGAAGGGTACTACTATGCTCCTGGTGGTGGAGTGGATTTAACGAGTAAACGAAGTGACTTCTCTCCTGAGTACCTCGCTCTCCCCTGGGACCAATCGTGTATCCAGAAGGTCAAATCTCTCTGCGAAGAAAGGGATGATGATGAATGAGCCTACCGTATCAATTCCCGTATCGTTGCTAGAACGAGCTATTCATGCTGCATGGATTGCAAAGTGTATGTATAAAGATAGTGAAGCTTTGCATGTCAAAGCAGTTCTAGAGCTATTGATCATCGAGATGCAAGGTGTTTTGATAGAACGTAAAGTTAGTGAGATTGGGCATGTCAAATTACTGTGCAAAGAGGGATCGCATGACTGACTATCGAATCTCAGAAGAGTTGTTGGAGCGGGCGATTCGAGTTGCCGAGAAAAGGCTTAGCGGCTTACGAATCCAATGCCACGAAGAAGCTGAGGATGTCGAATCACTCATCGCCGACCTCGAAGCCGTGAAGGCGAAGGAGGTGAAGTCGCGATTTACCGACGACGAGCTAAGGACATTAGCCAAAGCGGCATCATCGATCCGGTTCACAGCGGACAACTGGGAGTGGTTGACGCTCCACGCGAAGATCGAGTCGGCAAAGATTGTTGAAGGACTCAACGCAATGCAGTTTACCAACGCCCGCGAATGGTAAAAGGAGTTAGAATGAAACAACCCACAGTAATCTTCAACCCTACCGATGCTGAACGAGGCGGGGGACTTTCATGTCAGATCGCCTACAAGCATCCTAAGTTTCTCAAGGCTCTAGAACAGATCATAGAGCTAGAACCTAATGAGAAGATTAGACAAATCGAGATCCTACCGACTGTGATCGAGATTCGTATCGAGACAACTGAGTAAGTGTACCTAATCTCTAGAAAGGATTCACAATGTTAGTTCTATCAAGGAAATTGGGACAAACCATCATCATCACAAATCAGCATGATGGTAGTCAGATTAGAATCGAGTTTCCAAAGAGTCGACATCCAAAGTACGAAGGTACACAAGTGGGGCTCACCGCTCCCAGTCACTACACCATTCTTCGAGGCGAGTTAGAAGGAACGTCGAATGAAAAGGATGATCAAGACGAGAGCAATCATGGTTCAGGCTCTAGGGAAGTACAAGATCCCTGAGGATGCTGAGATCCTCAATGTGTTCTATGATGCTAATAGTAATAGTCCTATGCTCTCCTATGTCTCTTCTGCGAGAAAAGGAGCCCCAACCAAGGAAGTCACTATTAGCATCTATCAAGCTGGTTGGGCTGACTTCTGTTCTAAGCCGGAAGACTTCCTCTGTTCATTCGAGGGATTCGGTAGAGAGCAATACTACGCATTTAAGGATCAAGTGTGATGGAAGAAATAGGAATTGGTCTATTGGTATGGGGTGCTCCTTCCCTAGTTGTTCTATTCGGAATGTGGATCGTTATCACCATGTTGTATGGACAAGACGAGTATGCGACGGTACGCTCTTTGGACAAGCGAGGAACTGGAAACCCTGAAGACGCACTACCCCGAGATGGGATCTCAGTGTTACACTCTGCTACCGGGACGGAAACCGTCAGCGGTGAGGAATAAGGCTCAAGAGTTAAAGTTACGAACGAAGAAGGCTTCAGGATGGATTGAAGCCCAAGACTTAACCCAACGAAAGGCTCCTTGGTCAAATCTATGGACGAACAACAAGCTAAAGTGACACATGCGATCACAGAGGATGTTAAACATTCTCTTCTAACATGTGTAGAGAGTGGTATGAAGGGTCATGCCGCTATTCATGCAGTCGTAGCTCATACGATTGGTTTCTGTCTCGAATTTAGATATTGTGCGATGAGACGGAAACATAGTTATCAGGAGTTGACACCTGAAGAGAAACAAGAGCTTGCAACTATCATTGGAGCGGTTGTTGAAACTCACATGAACCTTCTAGAGTTACATTTACAATCGTTAATTCCTAAGTCGATCATTGCGGAGTTGAACTAATGGCGAAGATCTCTCAAGTCAGTCCACGAAGTACGAATGATGATGAACAAGAGTCGGTTGTTGATACCGATGTGAATGAGACGGTGAAACAGATCGATCGAGAGGTGGTGAAGTCCAATCTCGATAATCAGACCCTTCTCCTTGGTCAGAAGATTGAAGCGATCAATCTAGCGATGATGGAAATTGCTAATGATCTAGATGTGGTTAATCGGGCTGTAGCAAGCCTGAATACCCGCATGGAGACAGAGCGAGAGGCACGATTGAAGGCTTCAACTGATATGCTCTGTAACATGGATCAAGCCGAGTTGAGTGAGAAGCTGTTGGACCTATGTCTTAACAAGTATCTCGACTATGAACAGAATCGATTTGATAAATTGGCGGAAGATCCCGCGATGACGAGAGACGGGGCTCGAATGATTGTTCAAATGCACAAGCATCTTACGGCGGGTCTGGAACAGGCTCTACGGATGTCTTGATACCATCTATTTTCTCGCAGAAAGGGGAGGGGCTTAGGCCCCTCTTTTCGTATGTATATTGATGATTCAATTCTAGAGAGAGTTAAGGTAAGATGGAACAAATATATGAGGTGGACTCCTACACCTAAGCAACTAGCTTTTCTTATGTACGATGGATATGAAATGTTTCTAGGAGGGAGCGCAGGTGGTGGAAAAGCTCAATGTCTTACTAGTGCTTGCAATGCTTCCATATTAGGCTATAATCCTGAAGACCCCAAACAAATGGAGGACTTCAGAATGAAATGTGGTCAGCATGTGATAACCCCTTTCGGGTTAAAGTTGATTGATGATGTTCAAGTAGGAGATGCAGTTGTAAATCCTGACGGAACAACTTGTAACGTGATCGCTGTTCATCCACCAACGATGCAGACATGTTACAAGGTCGAGTTCATCGACGGTGCATCCTGTATTGTTGGAGAGGATCATCTGTGGTCAGTCAAACGGTCTGGTATGCGGCCCCGAGCTAAGGTAAAGAGCCCTTATCATCTGACTGACGATATGTCGTGTGAACAGCGATTTAACACTGAGCTAGTTAATCGTTATCGAACTGTTACGACTTTAGAATTGAAGAGGCTATTCGATCTAGCATCGGCACAGAAAGAAAAAGGAACGCGACCTAATTGGCCGTTGATTCCTCTAACTGAGCCGGTGAACTTTCAGTTGAGTCCTGGGAAGGGAACTAAGGCCCCTCCCTACTTACTTGGAGTTTGGTTAGGTGATGGTCATTGTTCTAACGGACAGGTTGGGTACACCAAACCAAGCAAAGTAATCTTGGAACGTATGAAGGACGAAGCGGCGTTACTTGGTGATGAGATTCGTACAGCGGATGATGGTATCCATCATAAGTTTGTTGGTAAGGGCTTGTTGTTAAGTCTTGAGTCTATGCACCTTGATCAATGCAAATCGCATGACAAGTTCATTCCTACTTACTACAAGTTTGCACCAATTGAAGTAAGGAAACAACTACTCAAAGGATTGATGGATTCAGATGGGTATGCGGATGACGATGGTGCTGCGTACTACACATCAACCAGTGAACGTCTAATTAACGATATTTGTTTTCTAGCTCGTTCATTAGGATACACAACTACAAAGTCCTACAAGGCTGAACCTAAGTACACATACAAGGGAGAAACAAGAACTGGTAGACCTGCTTGGACAATCTATTTCTCTGGTCGTAATCGTGATCAGTTGTTCGAGCATCATGAATTGAAATCTAGGCGATCGTCGGAGATTCAACATGAAGGTGGGCGTAGGGTGATTCGTATGGTGAAGATGAAGCACAAGTTAGAAGCGAGGTGCATAACTGTATCTCATTCTAACGGTCTCTATCTGACGAACGACTTTATCGTTACTCACAATTCAGCGGGCCTCGTCCTTTCCGCATTGCAGTATTGTGATGTTCCTGGGTACTCTGCAATCCTCTTTCGTAAGACTCTAGGAGAACTAAAAGGAGCAGATGGAATCGTATCTAAGATAGATTCATTGTTAGCTCCATTTCTTATATCAAAAGAAGTAAAATATGTAGCATCTGAACATGCGTACTATTTCAAGACTACATCTTATGATGGAACCCCAGGACAACCAGCACGACTAGAGCTAGGGTACATCGGAGTAGGTAACGCCAAGATTCGATACCAAGGATCAGCATTTGCATTCGTAGGATTTGATGAAGTTACTCACCATCATCAAACAGACTATGAGTACATGTTCTCCCGGCTTCGTAAACCTGTTTGTCCTATTCATCAAATGGTGAATGGTAAGCCGAACTACGAACCTGATTGTGGTTTATGTAGAGAACGTAGTTCAATACCACTTAGAGTTAGATCAGCATCTAATCCAGGTAATATAGGACATAGTTGGGTAAGGAAACGATTCAAGATTGAACCTCATATCCCGCCTGAGGAGGCTGAGAAACAAGGAATCAAGATTCGTTGGATTGGTAAAGATCCTGAACGCCCATATCTCCCTGCTCGTCTGTCAGATAATCCATATCTAGATCAAGAAGGATATCTAAGAGGATTGTCTCAGTTAGATCCCGAGACTAGGAAACAACTAGAGGATGGAGATTGGGGAGATTCGAGTACCACCAAGTTCAGACGATCATGGTTCAATCACTACTCACAGAATGGTAATCACTATATTCTAGGGCCAGATCGAGAGAATCAAGCCGGTGTCTTCTCTGCGAAAGAAATGAGGAGGATATGGTTGAGTGTGGACCCCGCTGCCTCATCTCAGGAGGGTGTTCTAGATCAGTTTCTAAAACCTAAAGATGAACCCTCATGGACTGTGATCTCAGTCTTCGGATTGACTCCTAACTATCATCTGCTATGGATGGATATGGATCGCTTTCAGGAAGAGGTTCCCGAGGTGATTCGACGAGTCATCATGATGTGGAACAAGTGGAGTAACGTAGCTGAGTATGCACTAATTGAGAACCGCCACATCGGGCTTGGAGTCCTCCAAGAGTGTGCTAGATCTGGGGTGCCGGTGAAGGCAGCTAAGGCGACTCAGGATAAGGTGGTTCGAGCTACTCCCGCGATTCGTAGGGCCGAGATTAGACGCATCTGGTTGCCTCAGTCTGCTCACTGGCTTAAGGATGTGGAGGATGAGCTATTCACATGGCAAGGCTACCCTAATGAGTCTGACGACATCATCGATACTCTAGCCCACGCTGTGAACGACGTAGACTGGCCGGATGACAAGGAATTGAAGGAAAGCTACTACCATGAGAACTTGGAGGTGATTCAGGAAGGAATCAGCTATGTCGAGCCTCACTCCCTCGATTTGAGTATGGACGACTTCCCCTCTTGCGATTCATGGTAGCTAAGAGTAAGATAGACACCGGAGAAGTCTATCTCTAAACTATCTATAATATAGATAGATAGAAGCCCCCAGGTCTCACCTCAGAGATCTAGGGGCTTTTTCGTTTGATGATCAGAATGCTTGAGTAGGAGATCCCGAGGTAGGAAGCTGAACTCCATAGAAGTCTCGGAAGAATTGTTGGTAGTCCCCAGCATCATCATTGGAGAGATCGAAGGCGAATCGATCACCTCTCAGGAATACTTCTCGACCTGCAATCACACCTAGAGCAATACCTCCTACATAAGTTAGACGAGAAAGAAAACCGAAGTCGAGATAGATCTTACCGGCTGACATTCCAGTAACTTCAATCCTCAGAGTTAGATCTGAAGGCAGGTTGTTCGGGAACACTACCGAGAACTGTTCAGGAGCGAAAGCAGTCTGAGCATTCAAGGCTGTGGCATTCATCACGATCTCGTTCGTACCACTTGCTTCAGTCGTGTACCCTGTTCCTTCGATGAAGATGTTCAGAGTAGCTCCTGAGACTAATCCATCGCTCTTTATTAGAAATCCAGCGAGGTAATGACCGAGTACCGCAACTGCTGAACGAATGGGGATCTTGAGTTCACAGTTACCAGCGATCTCTAATGAGTTACCAGTTGCATAGACAACTTCGGTACTCTCTGCAAGGAAAGAGGTTCCCGCTGTTCCCGCTACTGTTGTCCAACCATTCGGTACGTTGGCTGTGAACGTGTCGAATGAGAGATCAACAACGGAACTAGCTTGGGCAGTTCGGAGTTGAACGGCTCCTCCATTACCAGGAGTATCAGCCCCATACAGCACATCATAATTTCTGCCTGAAACAGTAAAGGTCTCTTTACCTTTCGTAGCTCGATCTGTTTCAGAATCAGATGTGCAAGTGACCACAATAGCATCTGAAGTTAGAGCTAATTGTGAGGTGATATTAGCATACTCTCTGTTAGCCTTTGCATAGATCGCAGGGTTAGAGATTCCATCTAACTTAGTAGATGTATAGAGAGTTCCCGCATTCGAGTTTTGAGTGGTCGTAGTGACTGATCCGACCGTGATAGCTGACGCCGCTACACTCTCACTCTCGACGTTCATATCTGCGACGAGTTGGTGGGCTACTTCACTCGCAGAGAGGGATGTGAGTTGAGGGAGATTTGTAAGGATCGTGGTGTTATCAGTCAGTATCAAATCAACTGAGCGACCAACGGTAGAAACTGCGGATTCGGCAGATAGCTCGGACAATTGCAACGCATTGAAGACGGGACCGATAAGATTTTCTGAATCTGCTGACACCATCTTGGTTCCAACATCACCGCGTATGGTTGCTAGATCTGCGTACCAAGTTTTCATTGTTTGATACGCTGTAACAATACTCTTGATTCGCAATGTAAACAAATCGGTATAGTCGATTGCCATAACTAAAAATCCTTCAGAGAGAGAGTTGACGACGAACGAAAGTCTATTAGCTTTTCATGCGAAGGAGGAATGTCAATGCCGAATCCGAAAGCATACAAAAAACTTGTGCTCACACCTGGGACGTACAAGAGTCGTTCTAAGGATGGTTCTAAGGTTAATGTAACAGTCACAGCCGAACGATTGAAGAATCTAGCTTCGACTGTTAAGGAAATGAACGCAGATGGATTGTTGATTCCTGTTCCTTATGAGCATGACTTTTCCGCCAAGCCTAACACGAAGACCGCAAAGGCTGAGTTCCAGAACAATGCTGGATTCTGGAAAGATGCTGAGTTCAATGAGAAGACTCAGAAGTTCACAGCAATCATTGAAGCGGCTGATACCGATGCTGAATCCATTATTGGCAAACGAGCTAAGGGCTTGTCAATGTGGATCAACGGTGATTATGACGCTCCGAATGGTAAGGTCTACAAGGATGCTCCTCTACATCTCGCTCTAACGAATCGACCTATGGCTATTCATGCTGGTAAAGATCAAGAGTGGGAAGAACTTCCCGCTGACAGTCTTGCACTTTGTATGAGCGACATGGTTGAAGATGAATCAGAAGATCCAATGGATAAATCTGATCTCATCTCAGAGCCAATGGGTGATCTTTCTAAGCTGATCGAGATGCTAAAGAAGGTTGCCAAAGTCGCTCTCCCCGACGACGTATCAGCGGATTCATTGGTCCCGGCTCTCCTCTCTGCTCTTTCGCAGAAAGAACTGAGCGAGGCTGAGGAATCAGTTGATTTGACTAAGCCCCCTGAAGGTTCAGAGGAGGCGAATATCCCTGTTGTAATGTCAGAGGAAGATCAAATGACTAAGGAACTTGAAGAGAAAGTTCGTTTGCTGGAAGAGAAGAACAATGAGCTAACGAGCCAACTCTTTCAAGAGCGACGAACGAAGTTGGAATCGCGGGTTGACTCGCTCATCATGAGTGATGAGAAGTTCGACTATGCGAAGAATCTGAAGGATCAAGTGAAGAAGGCTGATTCGTCTAGCATCATGATTTTGGAAGCTAAGGTCGAGGCTTTGGAAGCTGTTCCTCGTAAGCCTAAGACTGATCCTTCCAATCTGTTGATGTCGGATGGACAAGACTTCGATTCGTCAACCTTGGCTAACCCTTTGCACAGTACGGGCGAAATTACGGATGCCCGAGCAGATGAGATCGCTAATCTCATGTTGCAATCAATTGGTAACTGATCTGACATTCAATAGGAGAATATTCAAATGGTTCAGAACTTCGGAGCTAGTGGTCTCGCTCCCGGTGAATACACCGTTGTCGAGAGTTTTGAGAATGAGGCAGTACAGGGCCGGTGGGAATCGCATGATGTGATTGGTGGAGTGATTGTGTCGACCGCTGCCGATGCGGGAAACACTAGCTACACTTCGACTCTGCGTGCCGGTCTGTTGATGGGTATGAACACTTCGACTGAGTTCTTGGCTCAGTTCGACCCAACTGCAACGAATGGTACTGAAGAGATCTTCGGTATCATGACCAAATCTCAGAACATGAACGTCAATGGAGTGGCAGCAAACCGCTTCGTTGGTGGTATTGTTCAAGGTGGTTATGTTGATCCTAACTTCATCTGTCTAGCATCTAGCTCTAGCAAGGGTATTGTCGGAAATGCCTATGAATGGCATATCCGTAAATTGCTTCGAGCCCAAGGCTTCAAACTGACGGATGCGATTTGGGAAGTTCCTTATGGTGTAGTTCGTAAGACGGTTGCTAAGACCGCTGACTACACGATCACGACTGCTGATCGTAATTGTCGGTTCACCAATGCGGGTGCTGCTGGGGCTGTGATCTTCACTCTCCCCGCTACTGCTCGATTGGGATTGGAATATTGGTTCAACGTGGTGGCTGATCAGACTTTGACGATCACTGCCGGGACCGCTGATACCATGATCGCCTTCAATGATATTGCTGCTGACTCCGTTTCATTTGCTCAAGCGAGTGAGAAGGTTGGTGGGTCGGCCTATGTCTATGGTGATGGGTCGAAGTGGGTTGTCGAAGTGAAACTTGGATTTGAATCACAAACCATCACTGTTGCCACCTGATAGTAATTCAATAGGAGAATTGAATAATGTCCATCTCGATCGATGAACTGTTGCGTGACAAGAGCATTAGCAAACTTGTCAATCGAATCGCAACCCCGCTGAGTTTGTTTCAGCGTTCTATGAATATGGGAATTGGATCGACCCCTTCGATTCAATCTAATGACCGAACTGCGGTGTGGGACATCTTCGACTCGACTCGTCGTGTTGCGGGTGGTGCTGCTCCGATGACTGGTCCTCGTCGTGTGCAACCGCAAGCTATCGGGCAAGGATACGCACAATGTATGCGTCTCCATGAATCGGTATTGCTATTGGACGAGAAGGTTTTCCGTACTCGTCCTCTTGGTGCTCCGGTGGGTACGGTTGATCAGACGGGTGTCAACTACATCACCAAGCAGATCAGCTACCTCACTCAGCGATTCACGAATACTCGTGAGTTTATGGTGAGTCGTCTGTTCTATGGTGGTTTCGATTTGACGGTTGATGGGGCTGGTAACTATCGACCTGTTGAAGCTGGTAGTGGACAGATTCAGATTCGTACTCAGACCCCTGCAAGCCACTTCTCACAGTTGGCTTTAGGTGCTGCAAGTGCTGATCTGATCACCGCTACTTGGTCGAATGCTAATACTGACATTGCTGCTCAACTCAACAATGTCAATGCGACGATGAACCGAGTCTATGGGCTCCCTCTTCGTCACATCTGGATTAACACCGGAGTCTATAACTATCTGTTGAATAACAGCAAGTTGCAGTCTCAGGGTGGTTCGGTCTATCGTCCCTTCGATTCGATCGTAGCTCGGGATAACGTTAAGAACACCGAAGGAATGCCAGATACCGGCTTCGATGTGGTGTTCCGAGCTTGCCCTTTGTATCGATTCCATGTCTATGATGGTGTGTTGAATCTGAATGACTCAACTGGTTCCTCGTTGTCTGCTGACGATGTGACTCTGTTGGTCAAGAATAACACCGCCATCATGCACCCTGAGATCGGTGATTGGGCCGGATGGATTGCAGGAGCGGAACCTGTCCGTAAGAACCTCGCTCAAGCAAGTTCACAGATCGTTCAAGGCTTCTATGGTTGGGCTACTCCGACCATCGATCCTGCTGGACAGGAATTGAAGTTCCTCGATAACGGTCTGCCTTTCCTCTCTGTTCCCCGAGCGATCATGACCCCAACTGTGGTGTTCTGATCTAGCCTTGGGTTGTCCTCCGATTTCAAACCCCAGGAGGTGAATAATCTTCTGGGGTTTTTCCATATAAGGATCTAGAGTATGGCTCAGTATGTAGTTGATGGTGCTGTATCCATGATCGGATACGAACAACTCACAGTTAGCACAACAGCATTAGGCTTCACTGAAGCTAAGTACACCAAATCTAATGGTGCTGCTAATGTCGCAGTAATTCGAGTATCTGCTGATATTCGTTATACTCTAGATAATGCTAACACTGATCTAACACTCTCTGCTAGTGTTGGTATGACTTGGGCGTCTACCGATGGTGATCTAGTTATCCCAATGGATGATCTTTCTAAGTTTCGTATGATCCGTATTGGTGGATCAGATGTAACTGCTGACTGTCTCTATCTATCTCGATGAGGTGAGTTATGGTTTGCCGTTCTCATCTCTCAACATCATTTTGCTCTCATCGAAGAACTGGATATGGTCGTACTGGGACTGCGGGCGGTGGTGGTTCTGGCTACAACGTCCTCGCATCTGTGGGGACGAGCACGAGCCCTACAGCGAAAGGTACGAAGGCGGTAACAGGCGTTGGGTTTACGCCGAAGTTGGTGATGCCGTTTGGTGTTGGGAATATGGCGGTTGGATCAATTGGACCATTGGCAATGGGTATTGGTGCGACTGCATCAACATCATCTCGTTTTGCGGTTTCGGTGTCGGCTAGAGAATCAGTGACCACATCTGATACAGATCGTCGGCACACAGCATCGAAGGCATTCGAGAGAATCGATCAGGTTGCGGTGGACTTGTCAGCAGACCTTTCGTCTCTCGACGCCGATGGGTTCACGCTGGACTGGTCGTCTGTGTTTGCCTCTGCCCGCATCCTCAACCACATCGCCATCGGTGGCGACATCGAAGTCTCGATCACTCAGCACCAAATGAACGGCACGAATGCGGCTCAGTCATTCGCTCATGGGCTGACAGGCGGGGCACCGGATGCGTTGTTGTTTGTGAGTGCGGTGAATCCAATTGTTCCAGCGAGCACTGTTGGTGTATTGTATTTCACAATTGGGGCATGGGCGGGCGGTACGCAATTCGCCGCTGGAGTTTTTTCAGAAAATGCAGTGACGACGACAGCCACAAGGCGAGCTTTACTAAACAACGCTAGTCTGGCTCATATTTCAGACGGTGGCATCCGCCGCTCCTTGGCGGTCGCATCTGTTGATGGGGCAAATGTTAATGCAATTTACCCAGCAACAGGGGCAACGACACAGTCCCATTTCTGGATCATCGCCATCCGAAACTGTAAAGCCCAAGTCGGCACCTTCGACTGCAATGGGTCACGCGATCCGCTGACGATCAGTTGCCCAGGGATTACGCCGAAGTTGTTCTTGCCGGTGTTTGTGAATAATGGCGTTGATAATATTAACTCATTAATCATTGCTTCGTTTCTCACGATCGGTGCTAGCGACGGCGTAAATAACGTGTCGTGCGGAATTACAGAATCCAATGGACTTACAACCACTAATGCTCGCCGGTTTCAATCGTCTACATCATTCAGTGAATACGACAGCTCTGGAGGTCGTCAATTTCAGGCTACGGCAACATTTGGCGGTGAAAGTGTTATTCTCGACCCGACAGATAATCCAGCACCTAGCTGGGGCCAAGGTGCTTTTTTAATTTTAGGAAACTAATCATGTCTATCCACGCAAGACTCGCCGGCACCGAAGAACCGAAGTTGCCAGTCTGGGGAACGATCACTGACTTTACGCGAGTGATGGACGGCGATATGACGTTCAATGAGGTCGCCACGAAGTACGGGCTATCACAAGCCGAGCAGGTGCAAGCAGGGCAGATCCTCACGGCTGTTGGCACGATGGTCGCAACGCGAGCGGCAACGATGGGTGAAGAGGTTGCACGGTCGGTCGTCAACGCGAAGATGCAACACGCTCTCCTGCGGGCTGAGCTTGGCACGAATACCGAGGCTGAGTTCCTCGCGGTGTTTGGGTTGTAACATTTTCCATTCATCCTTCAACACATCTCCTATGATGGGAGTCAATGGTGCCAGATGCTACAACAGATTCAATCTACAATTGGATCGGGACTCTTCAGACGATGGGCACTTGGGGCCTCGTCGTTGTTTCTATCCTGGCGGCTTTCTGGCGGAGAATCATTCGTCTCTACCGTGGCGTTGTTATTGCTGCTGGTCTGTATGATCGATGGGGCTCGTCTCCTGCTGAGACCATCCACGAAATGCTTGAAGTTGCAGCAAGGTCACGATCCGAAGATGCGTTTAGGGTCGGAATCTTGGAACGAATCGTCGGGGTGGGCATCTACATTTGCGATTCCGATGGGAAGTGTAATGCAGTCAACGAAGTCCTGTGTGAACTTTTCGGAAGAGACTCGCAAGATATGCGAGGGAAGGGTTGGCTCGGAGCTATCATTGAAAAGGATCGGGACCGTGTAAATCAAGAATGGACAAATGCTGTTATAAACGGTGTTCCATTCTCAACTACATACATCATCCACAATGATCGACTAGAACAAGAGATCACTTGTTACACTGATGCCTATGCGATTGTTAGTCCTGGTGGTGCGGTAGTTGGATTTGTGGGTTGGGTCCACCCTGGTGCTGAATCCCGAGATCCTCCATCCTGGTTCATAAAACTCAAGAAGTCCTAACTTCTCTGCGAGAAAAGATATGTCCTATACTTCTAAAGCTGCTGTTGAACTAATTCTCTCAGCTACGGGTGAGGATGACTTAGTTGAAGATCTCTCAGTAGGTGATCAATCCACCCTCTGGACTGCAATTCTCACTGAGACTGACTCCCTGTTCAATCTTTACCTCTGTGATCTCTATGAAGCTGCTGATATCGCAGTTAACAATTGGGTTGCTGAGAAAGCAAAGTGGGTCGCGGCATACTATATTTCTCGCAGAAGAGGCAATCCCGGCTACTTCATGGCGATGTACGAGGAGATCCTCGAACAACTGCAAATGATCCGCGATGGGAAGCTAAAACTACCTGCTAATGATGGAACAATGTTAGCAGCATCTTCCGCGAACATGCCAGCGATCATGAATGTCATGTTCGATGATCGGAATCGAATCTCTCCTCTCCGCTATGACACGATTACCAGTGGAGGTGAGACAGGAGGTACGGGAATGCCACCCTATGCTGAACGATGGTGGTCATGGGGATGAAACGCAAAGTTCGTAGGATGACACCAATTCAAGTAGCCCGATTCATGGAAAACGTGGGTCGGGCTCTTGCCGGTGAACAGGTAGATAAAGCCAAGAGCATTCGAGCGATCTTCTTTGCTCACTTTGCTCGGAACTTTATGACCTACTGGTACGACGCGAGTCTCTCCAAATCCGATGGAGTAGCAGACGAGTTCGGTAATACTTGGAAACCTATCTCAGAACATACCAGGATCTATCGCAAGTTAAGTTCTGAGGAGATGAAACGATACAACGTCTCTAAGAAGCGTACTCTAGGACTGTTGACTAAAGAAGAACATAAGTTATGGAAACGTATTTTTGCTTCTAACTATCATGCTCTAGCATACTGGCTAGGTGAGAAGGAAGCGAAAGTCAGAGCAGCTAAGATCGCTTGGACCGTTCTCAAGTCGATGGGTGCTCGGACGATGAAAGACACGTTCAGGAGTCGAGATGCTCGAATCTTGTACGCTACTGGAAGATTGATCAACTCTCTCAGGCCCTCAGAGATTGGAAGTGGCTACTACCGACCGAATAAGGATCAGATTGCAACCTTCGTAGGTGGTTCACTCGAACTAGGAACGAAAGTACCGTATGTCGAGCAAGCTACGAAAGATCGTCCCTTGATCCCTGAGCAGTACAATCAATGGGCTACCAGGGCTCATACAATTGCAGTTCAGAAAGTTATCACCACACTTATTGAGAACATCCAATGATCTCTTACTACCTAGAAGCAATTGTAGATGATCTACAAACTCATCTCTCACTAGGTGATGAGAATTGTGATGTGATGCCAGATACCCAACCTAAGCCTCTGTGTGGTCAGGTCTTTGTGGGAGTCGTAGGTGCAGCAATCACTAACCCCGACCCTGGGATGAATATCCTGAGACAAGAGTTAGCTGTTACGATCGCCTTGACCACTCGCTTGAATATCTCCCCCATTCATCGATCGAAGCGTAGGTATTTGGAGGATTCAACTTCAATCCTGTCCACCGCTATGAAGATCTGCAAACGACTACATGGGAACTACGATCTACTAGATGCCGCCAAAACTCTCCTAGATGCTTCGGATGTTGGCGGATACTATACAGGTCGACTCACGTTCCTCAACATGCCCTCGAATCCCACAATGGTTGATCACACTTGGTTCTATGCTGACGAAGATAAGAACCAAAATATGCGAGGATTGTTCATTCCGATTAGCTTTGGTGGGATTCGATGGTCTAACGATTAGAAAGTAGTTATGGACCTGAATGATTTAGTTCCTTGTGTCTGCGACTCATGCCTCTCTGCGAAAGAAAGTAGGAAGATCGACATCGCTAATACGATGTACTTCAAAGCGGGCCACATCCCTTTGATCTGCCCCCTTTGTTCCGCAGAGAATACGATTCGGGAAGTCCGAAGAGTCTGTCTAGTGAAGGGGTTAAAGAATGGTGGAAACTTCAAAGCTACTAAACCCGCTTTGAGACAGTACCGAGGAATGATTCGAGAATGGATCTACTACTGTGAACGATCCAAGGATGAACACACTAGACATAACCTACCTGTTCATACTTCAATCCCTGAATGTTGTACCTGTCCTGAGTGTTTAGTGAACTACAACCAGGACTTAGAACTTGCATCGGTCTTACTTAGAACTAGGAGTTAGTGATGACAATTACTTCGGGAGAATATACTTCCACCTACAACACTCAAGCCTTGGGTAACACTCAAGACGGTTGGAGAATGGAAGTCACTGGGAATCGTAAAGGTGTGACAGTTGATAAGTTCGGTGACACTGAGATCGATGGTGTTTACCGAGGACTCAATGTCAACTTTGAAGCGGTACTCAAAGATTGGGATGCGTTGGGAGTCAATGATCTTTGGTGGCCCTATCATGCAACGATGGGAACCTTAGGTGTCATTGGTCGTTTGGATGTAGTTTCTAGTCTAGCACTAGCTCTAGTCTTAACCGCTCTCTCAGGAACCCCGGCTGCTACAACGGGTCCAGCTTCGGTGACTGCGGCTCTATCAATTCTGGATGCTGAGTTTGCTCGAACTGTCAACCTGAACACTGAAGATCGATCGATTCCTGTTCGATTGAGAGTCTATCCGAACACTTCGACAGGTGTGATGTTCGCTTTCACTTGAGGTAACTTTCTATGAGCCAGTCTAGTAATAAGATCGAGTTTGTATTTACATCATCGGGAGATGTTGCATCTCAACCTAAGGCTGGCAAGGGAAAGACCAACGAGCAGAAGCAACAAGAGGCCGAGGCTAGACGAGCAGTCAAAGAGACTGAGCGTATCAAGCGGCGGGACGAGGCAAGAGCCTATCGAGAGAAGACTAAGGCCGAACGATTAGCATCGACTGAAGAGTCGGTCATGCGTCGGCAGAAGTTTAATATTGATACGGCTCTTGCTGCTCGTTTAGCGGCTCGTAAGTCTTGGCAAGATCAACAGGCTCAACTCAAGGCCGATCGAGATGCAGCCAAGACTGAGGCCACTAAAAGGGCTGCTATCGATCGAGCCCTCTCCGGCATCGCTGGTAAGGTTCAGGCCGGTGGAATCCTCAATAGCTTCCGTATCCTACAGGGAGCCGGGGGTGGTCCTCCAAAGGCTCCTACGGGCCAATCTGGAGCGAATACGGGCATTCCAGGTAGCGTACCTATGCCCACCGCTTCCTCTCCCTTCGCTCCTATCCCATCTGCGGGTGGTAAGGGAATGCCTGTCCCTCCTCAGGTAGCGAGAGTAGGGGGTAAGATTGTTAACCTCTCTCAAGTGACTCAGATGGGAGGGGCTCCTCCTAATCTACCTCCTAAGGCTCCTGGTCTTATGCCAGCGGGTTCAGGTGGTGGAGGTAGTAAAGGCTTAGGTCTAGGAAACATTAGTACCCAGGCCCTAGCTCGAATCTTCTTCATTCTAGAGATTGCTAAAGTTGTAGGTCAAGTCTTCGTAGCTCTAGGGAAGATTGTTGGTCAGATCGTCAACAAGATGTATGAGGTTTATAAATCTCAACAAGAACTAGCTAAGACTCTAAGCAATTACAATGGAGTCATCGCTTCATCTCTAGCTAATCAACGAGTAGCTTTAGTCAATGCTCGGATCAATCAAGGGAACAGTCTTCAATCTGAGATGAGCGGATTCGTTCGAGAGGATACTCGATTACAGACTAACATGATTCAGATTCAGACCGAGATTCAGAAGGCTCTCCTACCACTCGCTACTGAAGGTTTGGAAGTTTTGAACGCTATGGCTCCTCTAGTGATTGAAGCTATTCAACTATGGAAAGCTGCCGGTGGTGATCAAATGACATCAGCTATTGGTACGGCTACCGATGTATTGAAAATTGATCTAGCAGCATTACGAGGAGCATTACACGGTATCGGAGCAGGTCTCGATTGGATCGTAGGAAATCAGAAAGACGAAAAGAATGCTGCTAACCTCAATGACATCTACAAAGATCTAGCTACATTCATGGGATCTAACACATCTCAGTTTGATCAAGCAAATGGTAAGCGGATCAAATCCTTACCAACTCTAGTGATGGGACCATGATATGAGTAGCGGTGGAGAGATTACTACAGGTAGTCTAGGTAATACTCTAGTTAAGTATGGTGAGTACACGTTCTCTGAGTACACTAACACCAAGTTCTCTATGGTGGCTGTGAACTCTCCCGATGGATTAACTGTTAGTCATTATGAATGTGAATTAACAGTTGATAGCATCGTCCCTAAAGGCTATTTGCATGAAGATCATAACTTTAACGATGCGGATGTACTAACTGTCAAAAGTTATCTAGAGAAACCAAACCAACGACTACAAGTCAACAATTCTGGTTATGGAGCAATCGATGTTCTAGCCAGTGATAACTATATCAACGTGATTGGTGGTGGTCCGCTACCAGTGAAATGTGAGATCGAGAACCTCGGGGATGGACAAACTAGCCGTATCGTTTGGATCGTGACATGGAAACAACTTCGTGACGTAGATGAGACTGGAGAAATCTCTGTTAGATCTCAGCCTACTGACATTCTATGGATGACTCATGAAACAGCATTATCAGTTAGTAAACGATCTAGAATTACAGAGCGAATCACAATCAAGGCTGAGTTACGTTCAGGAGTAACATTCAACACTTCATCCTACGAAGTTGGTCGGGATGCAATTCGGAAAGTATTTGAACAAATCCAAGGCGTCTACCATGTCTTCATGCTATTCGCCAAGTCTGACTGGGATATCAAACTCTCACCGGATCGTAGGCTCATTACGATCGAGAGTACCAACGAACAAGTAGACTCGGATATCGTGTATCCTCCGGCTGTTGAGCATATTGAGATCAAACATCGATCTAACTCTGATCTAGCTCGGGGATTTCAGATCTGGTCGAACGAGTTTATGGGAACAGTTACGCTCTATCCTAATGCTGACAAAATGATCGCATGGATTGTGTATCGAGCCCATTTCATTGAACGATACAACAAAGGCATTCAACAGATCGTAGAGAAGCAAGGATACAAAAAGGTCTCTAAGGTTTACTATCCTCGGATTCAAACGATTGAGATTGAAGATACACTCTACAACACTCACACTCTACGTTTCCGAGTGACCTATGATCTAAATGTCAATAACGTTTCTGAGATCTTTGCTCGAACTGGTTTGCTCACTAAGCCTACCCCCATTGCAGATGCCGGAGCATGGGCCTCGGGGTCTCCTGGTAAGTATGAACCGATCGTTCAGTATGGACTCGACCAGATCAAAGTTAAGGATATCGATCCCGCTATCACAACAGCTAGTGATGGATCAGCCTTCCTCGCAGTCAAACCTAACCAACTTGATTTCTATTCACAGAACAATCCTCAACAGTCCATTACTCAAGCCGAATGTCCACCACCTGAAGATAGTTGGTTAGATTATCAAGTTAAACTATCGTTTGTAAATAATCGTAATACGAACAAACATGAACGATATGAAGATGTAACCGCAGTCACTCCTCAAAGTGGAGCCCCATCAACTGCATATCAAGTTACGATGGATGCTCAAACAGAAGTAGGAGATACTACATCTAGTAATCAAATCCTACACATCACAGGACCAGCATCTCAGAAATTGGAGATGCGAGGGTACGCCCTACGATTCGGTGGACCTACTGACACTCCTCAGATCTCATCCATTGGCGGAGTCACAGTTCAACTCGATCAAGAGTGGGTAAGTGATCAGATTATTTCTTCATCTACCTGTCCCTTGCACTATACGATGTGGGTGAAGACGTACTATATTACCGGCCAGATTCAACCCGGCGTATCGGTGTTGGACAACATGGATCAGGGCATTGCCCCAGAGGAATATCAGCATGAGTAAAAAGTATTCGATCGATCTGACTGAAGACTTGCCAGTGATCGAGATCAAGACGAAAGAGGCTACCGTCGAGCTAACTCTTACCGATGTGTGGGAATACGCGATGTTAGGAGCTACTCCTAACGACTCACTCAAAGATCGGATTGGTATGATCTGTAAGAAGCTGAATGAAGACTATGGTATCAACCTCTCTAGCAACGAAGCCTATCTGGTACTAACTAAAGGTTTGTACTTGATCGAGCAAACTGTGGGAAACTTCTAGGGCTCATCGACCTCATTGAAGTCCACGGTCCAACTTTTCTGCGAGAAGAAGAGAGGGGACCGAAACTACAACTAGCCCTTAGTTACCACCAAGCTAGAATCTTAGCTAAACGGGAACTGAGGGCTAGGTCGATGAGCGGGGAACTAACACCTGAACATCTACGGAACTTAGTGTTAGCAGCAACAAATGATCCTGGGGCTGCTGATCTAGCAAAAGCTAAATATATCCTTGATAGGACGCGGAAATGAACACTACTGACATGTACCTGAATGCGAACCCTAATCAGTTGTTGACGGATTACGGTTCGGGGTACACCGCGACCGATATCAACTACTCTATGACGATGAGTCGAGCTAGGCCCATCTTCAACTACTTCATCATTGATGAAATGGTCATGGACCCTCGGGTGATGTTCGGGCTCCTACTGCTCAAGGGTCCGATCGTTGCTAACACCTCATTCAAAGTGAAGTGTGAGGATAAGGAAGTTAGTGACTTAATCATTGAACAGATCAAGCGATTTTGGAACCGCTGTATTAACTCGGTTCTAGATGGGATTGAATGGGGGTTCAGTTCTAACGAGATGCTCTATGAAAAGGATGCCGATGGTCGACTCAAGATCAAAGGCATTAACTCATTCAAGTCTAGAGATATTAGAGTCGTAGTTAATAAGGGAGTTAGAGCAGGAATCCTAGTCGATAACGTCAAACAATACGGCTACAAGATGGATCGCATCTATCTTGGTGGGCCGAAGCATTTCCATTACGTCCATTGGCGGAAACACGATAAGCACTACGGTCGATCTCGACTGTGGGCTACTCTTGTTCCGTGGTGGGAGATGTGGGCTAAGAGTGGGTATCGAGACATCCGACGACTGTGGTTCGGTAAGAATGCTTACAATGGTGGGTTAGTCCGATACCCCAAGGGCAAGACCAACGTCCCTGGTCGTGGTGAGATTGAGAACCATGTTCTAGCGATGGAACTAGCTGCCAAGATGATGACTGGGGCTGTTGCGGTAGCTCCTTCGACTCGAACGGGGCAGATGCGAGATAACGAATGGGATTGGATGTTCGAGCCTGTCAAGCCTAACTCGGTCCCTAGTGGGCTCCTAGAGTACGGTGGACTACTCCGAGTCGAGGTTCTCGAATCGATGGGTATCCCATACGAAGTTGTAGAGTCGAGTGGGAATGAAGGGTTCGGTTCATCCTCAGGACGATCCATTCCACTTCTCGCCTACAATGCGATCTTATTCGAGATCATTCAGGATATCGTGATCGATATGCGTACTCAGATCCTCGATACGTTGATCATGATCAACTTCGGGAGACGAGTGAGCTACGATGTGATCCCATCACCGCTTCAGACTCCTGAGCAAGAGATGGATAACCCTAACATCGATCCTAACGAGGATGATAAACAAGGGTTTAAGAATAGTGCGTCAAACAAATCAGAGGATGACGCTCTAGAGAATGGTGAGGAAGAGGAGAAGAAGAAGGATCAGAAGAGTGATCAGAGAGAGAAGCAATTTGCTTCTGCTGTTTAACTCAGAGATTAGGGGAGTAGTATCTACTCTCTATATCTTTATATATACTCTTTCCCCCTGGCAACTAGAGCTGACCGCCGCCGCCTTCCTCAAAGGACAGGCTCATCTAGGGTTTGTCAATAGGCTCGGAACATTTTCTCGGAAATAATTTCATGGCAGCTTTCGTCAAGTTCAACACGGTCATGTGCGTGAAGCCTGACGAGGTGATACGGGACTTCCTTTCTCGCAGAAAGGATGGAGCCTCGCCGAACTGTTACGTCTCGTCATGGGGAGAGAAGGCTGGGTACGGTTGGATTCTCTTGACTCGATCGGACGTAGACGCTCTAGATCTTTCATCGGCAGTCAATTCTCTGACATTCCATGATGACTCAGGTGAAGTACGAGTCGGAGAATTGTTAGTAACTTATGTAGAGTCATTGTACGGACTTTACTTCAATAAGCCTACTGACATCTGTCTCGTCAAAGTCGAAGATGGTCGAGCGATCTCTCATTTGACGACGGTCGACAAGCATTACAACATGGTACGTCGATCGTGGCTCTCAGATACCAACAAGCGATTCGTCACACTCTCCGATGAGATCTCGGATGGAACAGCGATTGTCGAAGATCTATGGGATGAGTTACCCGCTGGCCTCTTCGGAACTGCCATCACTCAAGACATTAGCTCTGCCTACGAAGAGATCGAGTATCCTGAGAATCTAGATTATCAACAGACGAACGCATGGAACGCAGTCTGTGACGCTGCTCATCGTGTGGGGCTAGAGGTAACGATCTCTCACGACTTTGAGACGATCCTCTTTCAGCCTCACAATCTTGACACTACGAATCCAACGACGGTGATCGAGAGTCTCTCTGATTACCTCATGGCGTCGACTTCTACTACCTTCC